TGCCAGGGCGCGTAGATGCCGTTAAACGGCTGCTGTTGGGCGTTAATAGCATTCGGCGGGGGCCGGTGGTTATTAGCTGTGCTGGTAAAGTCCAGCGCAAGTTTTTAGAAGCTGCTGCAGATACGGTACTGCAAAATACTGCACAAACATGGGTGCCCGACCATGTGAACTTTTGTAAACCATTTAAAGATTTAGGTGAGCTTTCAGCTTACGGTGCTACCGTGTACATGGAAGATGAAGCAAGTCATACTGTGTACACAAGCCCTGCAAATCGTTTTTACGAGGCATTGAGTGTAGGGCTGTTTATGTATGTTGATCAGCCTGCGGTACATACTTTAGAACAAGCAGGTTATGAGGTGCCCCAAGAGTGGGTAGTTCATTCGTTAGATGAGATCCAACGGGCAGGTATGCCTGTGCCAGATGAGTGGCAAACAAAACAAAAGATAATGTGGGTACAACACGCGATAGCAGAGCGTGAAAGTTTGGACAGTGCCCTAGTGCAAGCAATGCATGAACTTGAACCAGAAAGGAGGCAACAAAGCGATGCGAGCTTTTAATGTGCGCAATGTTAGTGAAGCTCTGTACGTTGTAAACGAAGAGATACGTGTAGATGGTATTCAACAAGATACCCGTAATGGGCCAGCACTTGAGTTTCCTGGGCCAGTAGCAATCACATATCAAAAACCCTGGGAAAGGGTGCTGTTTTACCCACTACGCGATGCTAATCCATTCTTCCACTTGCTAGAAAGTTTGTGGATGTTAGCAGGGCGTAATGATGTTAAGTGGATACAGCGGTTTAATAACCAAATGTCGGTGTACAGTGATAATGGTAGCACCTTTCATGGTGCATATGGGCATAGATGGCGTAACCATTTTTTTGAAGACCAATTACCTGTAATTATTCACCGGCTAAAAACATACCCAAACGATCGGCGGTGTGTACTGGGTATGTGGGATCCTACAACAGACCTTGTTGCTGGTAACAAAAATGTAGATTTACCCTGTAATACACATATCTACTTCCGCATTGATAAACGGAACCGTTTACATATGACTGTGTGTAATCGCAGTAATGATATGATCTGGGGTGCCTTGGGCGCGAACGCTGTGCATATGAGTTACCTGCAAGAATATATTGCTGCAATGGTTGGCTGCGACATAGGCCCATATACACAGTTCAGTAATAACTTTCATGCATACCTTGAAACGTTAAGTAAGTTGGATGGTTTACAGCCCGAGTATGACCCGTACCTGCAACTGCGACAAAAATCACAGCGGCGGTTAGCATTAGTGAACGATACCAATAAGTTTGACAGTGATTTAAAAACTTTTATTGAGTATATCGGCAGTGGTGATTTGGTAGCTGCTTTACCAGAACAATTACGGAAAACAGAAAATAATTTTTTCCGTGGCGTAGCTGTGCCTATCGCAACAGCGTACCTTCAGTATAAGCAGTACAAAAGCACACAAGAAGTTCCGTACTTATTACATGCCCAAGAAACTGTGCAGAGTATACAGGCACCAGATTGGCAACGCGCTTGTCATGAATGGCTGAACCGCAGGGCAGCAAAAGCAGGTTTCAAAGTATTAGCACCAGAGGAGGAGTATGGCTGTGCGGGAGCAAAAGCACCAAGGTAGTCCAACTATAAATGAAGTAAGTGAGCTTGCAAAAGAAGATGCAGTAGCGTTACTCCGTGCTGAAGCAAGCTATGGCGATAGTTGGCGTAAACGTGGGGGCGTCGGTGCTTACATGATGCTTGCCCGGAAGTGGGATAGGCTAGAACTGCAAGTTGAACAGCATGGTTATGATGTGTTCAAAGCTATTGCAGAAGACCCACGGCAAGAGGGTATCATAGATGATATCCGTGATTTGCGGCGATACTTATTTTTAGTGGAAGCATGGTGCCAACTCAACGGCGAAATACTTAGCCATGAAATTAATAGAGAACCAATTGACCCCACCGAAGATACTTAATCGGGAAACGTTGGAAACACCTTTGCGTGCGACTTGTTCTTGTTTACAAGAAGAAAGGCAGATTGTTGTGCGTGTGCTGAAAAACAAATGGCCAAGGTGCTCTTGTAAGAAGCTGATGAAAGTGCAAAAATATGAATAAAAGTCCACGGCAAATGACTTTTTTCTCACCCAAAAGTGAGTGGGTAGCACCAACAGAGTTCCCCGACCTTTCTGCTTACGAAACAGTAGCAATTGACCTTGAAACCTGTGACCCAAATTTACGTGATTTAGGTAGCGGGTGGCCCCGTGCTGATGGGTATATAATTGGTGTCGCGGTGGCCGTAGCTGATAACCAGTGGTACTTTCCTATACGGCATGAGATTGGCCCAAACTTAGATGCACGCCGAACACTACGGTGGTTGGCTAGTGTTACTGACGACCCTGATAAAGAGTTAGTATTTCACAACGCACAATATGATGTTGGGTGGCTGTTAGCTTCCGGTGTGAAAGTAAGCGGCCATATACGTGATACAATGGTGATTGCTCCCCTGCTTGATGAAAACAGGTTTAGTTACTCACTAAATAATTTAAGCAGAGATTATTTAGCTGACATCAAATCAGAAAAAGATTTACGTGAAGCTGCGGCTGAGTTTGGCGTTGACCCAAAAAGTGAAATGTATAAACTGCCAGCTAGCTTCGTTGGTGCATACGCAGAGCAAGATGCTGCTTTAACACTTCGTTTATGGAATTACTTTCAGTCGCTGGTTATACAACAAGACATCAGCGATATAGTAGCTTTAGAACATGATGTACTAGCTACTGTGATACCTATGCGCCGTAATGGTGTGCGTATAGATACAGACCGTGCTGAGCAGCTTAAAACGTACTTTGCTAAAGAAGAGCAGCAGTTACTGACACAGTTGCATCGTGAAACAGGTAAGCATGTAGAAATATGGGCTGCTGCCAGTATTGCTGAAGCTTTTGATGCTATTGATCTACCATACCCACGTACAGAAAAAACTGAAGCACCTAGCTTTACAAAGTTCTGGTTGAAAAACCATTCGCATACAGTGCCAAAATTGATTGTGCAGGCCCGTGAGTTGAATAAGGCACGCACTACGTTTGTAGATACGATATTAAAGCATAGTCATAATGGGCGCATACATGCAGAGCTGCATCAGCTGCGTAATGATGGTGCTGGTACTATCACAGGGCGGTTCAGCTATAGCAGCCCTAATTTACAGCAGATGCCAGCACGTAATGCGCAGATTGGCCCCATGATCCGTAGCTTGTTTTTACCTGAGCAAGATACTTTGTGGGGGGCATTTGATTATAGTAGCCAAGAACCGCGATTAGTTGTGCACTATGCCAGCTTATTAGAGTTTAATGGTGCACAGGCATTTGCTGATGAATATCATCGTGATGTGGCAACTGACTTTCACCAAATGGCCGCTGATATTGTAGGATTACCCCGTAAACAAGCAAAAGATATTAACCTAGGGTTATTCTATGGCATGGGCACAAATAAACTGGCGACAAGCCTTGGCCTTGAAAGAGATGAAGGTAAAAAGTTATTTGAGCAATATCATGCAAAAGTGCCGTTCGTTAATCAACTGAGCGAGTATGCAAGTAAACGTGCCGCGACTAAAGGTGTTATCCGTACACTTTTAGGTAGGCGATGCAGGTTTGATAAGTGGGAACCGAGTAAGTACGGTACTTATAAACCGATGGATTATGAAGCTGCATTTAGTGAACATGGCCCAAGTATTCGGCGTGCGTTTACATACAAAGCGTTGAATAAATTAATACAAGGAAGTGCCGCTGACCAAACTAAAGCAGCAATGGTCGCGCTGTACAAAAACGGATACTTGCCGATGATACAAGTTCATGATGAACTTGATGTTGCTGTAAGCAGCGAAAAAGATGCGCGACATATAAAAGAAATTATGGAAACATGCGTATCATTACAAGTACCAAGTTTAGTCGACGCTGAGTTTGGTACAAACTGGGGCGAAGCAAAACAATCTTTTTCTGACAAACCTTGGACACGTGGCTTACAAGAAAAACATTCTGTTATGATAGCTTGAGGTTCCTCATGTCAAAAGATAATGTGATAGATTTTCCACTACCAAAAGTAGAAGAAACATTTCAAGATGTAACTGCTTTACGCTGTAGTGAACCTAATTGTGGTTCTATACACTTTTTTCTTGAAATAAGCGAGTTACGTCGTGTGATTTGTTCAAATTGCTACACGACAGTACGTATGGGTTGGTGAGTAAAAAAGTTTTGTAATTAGTGTTCGTTAGGGCTTTTATATATTACAAGCAAAATATATAGGAGGTTGCTTATGTTTAAGAAGTTGTACAAAATTTTCAAAGGTAAGCCTACAGACGGCCCCGCACCACGCGGCAAGTGGACCGCACTAATCAAGGACATGGCTGTTGGTGATTCAGTATTAGTTGCTAACCGTAAAGAGGCAGAGCGCCTGCGGACTGCTGCATACGCCCAAAAGAAAAACATTTCTACCCGCACCATGCCCGATGGCACCATGTATTGTCGGCGGATTGTATGATGGGTATGTATGGGCGTATATCACAAATTGCATGGGACTATACCGCTGAGCGTATACCCACTGCGCATGAAACATTTGCCGAAGTACTGGCTACGAACGAAGAAAGTTTGCTCGCAGCATACCAAGGTTACTGGGCAGCTAAAGGGGCGTTGATGCGTTTGGAGGCCGATGATTTTGCGTACCTTAAAGGTAAGCAACCAGCTATTGTAGCAGCAGAAAAACTTGTGTGCCAAGCCGCTGATGAACTCAGTGTTTTCGGCGATGTATACGAGGTGCTTGCTGGTATTGAACAGGATAGGGGTGGGACGCAAACCTCCTTGTGGAGTGCCGCTACTGGTGTGGGCACTTAGAGGGTACAATGCAATACTCTGGGCAACCCCGTATGTTTATTTCATGTGCAGAGTTATTGCCAAGGCTGGCGTCCCAATATGTCTAGGTCCCCCTAGACATATTTGATAACAGTTAAATTGTATCATACCAGCCTAGTTCAAGCCGGAGGGGGTTACAGCAATCTGTGCCCTGTGTGCTCTGGCTTGAACTAGGGTTCCCGTAGAAAGGGGGAGTTATGAATATATTTCACTTGGATTCTGATCCTAAACGCGCTGCGCAAATGCATGGCGATAAGCATGTTGTAAAAATGGTGCTTGAAACAGCACAGATGTTATGCACTGCCCACCGATTAGTGGATGGTGATAGGTATGCGAATGTAAATAAGCTGTATCAAAAGGCTTACATGAACCACCCGATGACTGTTTGGGTGCGTAGTGCGAAAGAAAATTATATATGGACACACCATTTGTTCTACGCATTACATGAAGAATTTTTATTCAGGCGTGGTAAAACACACGCAAGTATTCGGTTATTGTTACCCCTCGCACAAGTGCCTTGGGGTATTGATACAAACTTCTTTACCGAGGTGCCACAGTGTATGCCCGATGAATACAAAAACGATGACCTAATTGTTGCGTATCGGGATTATTACAAATATAAGGAAAGTCTGGATATTGTTCATTATGAGTGGGGCCGTCCGCGCCCTGAATGGCTATAATGGTTGCACCAAAAGTCACACATAAAAACCAGCTTGATGTCGTAGCAAATCCAAAGCGCGAAAAAGGGCTGTCAAAAACACAAGAAAAGTTCGCACTGCTCTATGCTACACGCGACGATTTAACACAAAGTCAGTGTGCCGTAGAAGCTGGGTACAGTAATCGTAGTGCGCACAGTAAAGCCAGTGAGTTACTGAACCCTAGAAAATGGCCGCATGTAACACAACGCATCCGTGAAATCAAAGAAGAACTCGGCCGTAAATACGAAGTCAACTTTGAAAACCATGTGCGCAAACTGGCAGAGCTACGCGACGAAGCAATGCAAGCAGGAAATTTTGCCGCTGCTATCAATGCTGAAAAGTTTCGCGGGCAAGCTGCAGGAATCTATATTGACCGCAAAGAAATCTTGCACGGGAAAATTGATCAAATGAACCGTGAAGAAGTTATGCGAGCAATACAAGAAATGCAGAACGATTACCCTGCCCTGCAAGAAATAACCACTGAGTATAAAGTAGTAGAAGGCGATTAAATACTGCTGGTTTTCGCCCCTCTGTTAAGGCAACGTTAGTATATTACTTAACGTTAGGAGGTTGCTTATGTGGAATGCAAACAATTTTTACGGCGTGACTGATGTTTACCTTGCCGAGACATGGCGCTTGCAAGATGGTATGTTTGTGCGTGAAGGTTATGTAGTTGAGGCTGCTGGCCATGATACTGTGCAAAGGGACCAACCCAGTTGGAAGATGATGCCAAAAGGTTTGGACAAAATGCGTTTACATTTTGTACCTACAATCGGTGGGCAAGTTACAAGAGATGCGATACATGCATACCAACAACATGATAATGAAAGTTATGTTGTGCAAAATGCAAAGGAGTTTAGATATGTGCATCTTAAAAATGTTCTTTGAAGGTGTGGCCTTCCTGGTAGCATGCGCAGGTTTAGTCGGCATTGTGACGTTAATCTACTTACTCATGCACTAGGGGGGGGGATATGTTTTTATTATATGGGCTACTAGGAGTAGTATTCGCACTGCTGCTAGTAGCATTTTTTGACTGATCATGACATATTTTATTATCTCTATCGTCATGTATTGGATGAATCCAGCAGATATACCGTACTATGATGCGATAGAAGTAACTGCATGGCAGGGCGAACCTTTACGGTTTGGTAATGTCGGGCACTGCTGGCAGTACATCGCGGATAATCTGCAAATGCTCATGGATTTTGGGCATGCAGAGTTCCCCGACGCACATCATGTACAAACTATACACTGTGTGGAAAAAGCTGAAATCTAACCTGCTTTGCATTTTTGATAAAAAAGTGTTGGGCATTATTACTCACCCATGCAATATTACTAATATTGCAACTAACCCGCAGAAAGGGGTTACATCATGGCTGTACACCAGCAAGTTTCAAAAACAGGTTTGCCGAGCAAGCCTACTACCGCACAAATCACTAAGTTCAAAGCAAAGCAGCAAAAGAATGTTAAAACAGCTGATATTCCTGCTATCCCACGTAAAGTTCTCACACCGGCACAAGCTGACAAAGCTATCAGTGAGAACTTCCTCAAAACCACCCCAGTTGTATCACCCAAGCCTAAAACCGCTAAAGCAGTGGCCACACTCCAAAACGACCAGGGCCGGATAGTTTTTGGTGCTGA